CATCAGCGTTGAGCTTATCGGCAACTACCTTGGCGCATTCAAGGATCATCGCTTTGTCGGCGCGTGGTCTTGGTGGAACTGTGTTCATGGCTTTCTCCATGCATGCGCCGCCCTCCGTGGCCGGATGCGGCATGATGAGTTAGGGGCGGCTATCAGGCCGCGCTGCGCTTGAGCTGATCAATCAGCTGCGTCGGCAGGTTGTTGATGGTCAGGCTGCTGTTGTCCTGGTCGAACTCGACGCGCGAGCCAAGCAGGTGAGCCTCGAAGCTTATCGACATGCCCTCAGCGCGACCGGTGTAGCGACGGAACTGGTTGAGGGTGCGCTTGTCAGCCGGGATCTCAGGCGAAAGGCCATAGTCCTTATTGCGGATGTGGTCGTAGAAGGCCTTTGGGCGATCTTCATCGATCAAGCCGGACAGTTCTTCCAGGCTGATCGGCTCGCACATCTTGGTCTGGGCGGTGGCGTAATCGACTAGGGTCATGGTTTTCTCGCGAGCCGACTCCTCGTCCAGATCTTCGCTTTCCACGAAGTCGCTGAAGGCCTTCAGCAGGGTACGGGTCTCGCCCGGGCCGTCGATGCCTTCCTGACAGCCGATGAAGTCACGGAAGTAGTCGCTCGACTTGCGCCCATTCTTTCCCTTGATGAACGAAATGTACTGCTTTGACGCCGGGTTGCTGCGCCACTCGCTAAGGTTGATGCGGGCTGCGAGGTGTAGTGCGCCGGTGTCCAAATGACGGGAGGTTGCCACGCCGAGGTCGGCGGTGACCGCTATCGTCTCGACTTGCTGCAGGATGGCGACCGTCAGGTAATCCGTGAGGCCTTGGGTGTAGAAGGCGAAAAGCACATGCCCACCAACGGACAGATTGGATTCTTCCATCAGCTTGGTCAGGTGCTCTGCGGCGGTGCGGGTGAAGTCGATGAACTCCATGTCACTGTTGACGAACTTGCCCAGCCAGCCGCTCAGCGGATACGCGCCGGATTCGCCATGGAAGAAACCCCAGGCCTTGCCGGTCTTGGCGTTGTAGTTGTCGTTCACGTCATGGAGCAGGTTCTCGATGGCCTGCGTCTCCGGCAGGTTATCGGTGGCCAGGTGCAGGACTGCAGGGCTTCCATCAGGCTTCTTGTCGATCTGGTGAATAACTGCGCGGCGAATGGGCATGGGTGTTCCTCGGTGGCCGGCGGGCGGCATGGTGGCAATTTGGTTTGGGATGGGGTATTACGGGTGACCGGTATGGGGCTTGGTCAAAGGAGTGATTTATGTCGCAAGATCTGAACATGTTCATGGATGACTACCGCGGGCATTCGTTCGCAGTAGATTTCACGCAACATCAGAACGGGATCACTATCCGGTACCAGATTGACGATTTGTCATGGCACGCCGATAGCGACTGTTCCTGGCCGGATTATGAGCAGGCAAAACAGGCTGGGATCGCTACATGCAAAGGCATCATCGACAGCATGGGGAGATGACTTCATCGCCCGGATCCTGCTGAATAATCAGCATGCTCTTCCGGTCGAAGGCCAGGGCCAGGCGCGTCGAGATGCTGATCTCGTGCCGCGGTGGGGTGAGAAACTTCGTCGCGTGCATCCTGCCAAGGGCGTGAATGCCGTGAATCAAGGCCTCGATCATCTGGCTGTATGAGGCATCTGCCCAGCCGCATATGGCGCGCAGGTGCTGGCCGGTTCGCTTTCTGGCTGACAGCCGCAGCGGCTCAGTCCGCGCCACACATCTGTGAGTCTCGATTTCGTGGCGCGCGATCCTGAACAGTGCGTGATGCCCGAGCGCTTCGATGTGATGAATCATCAGCGTCATCGCCTCGCCCTGTTCCTCGATCCCGGCCCACTCCATCAGTTCCAGCAGGGCCTGCTTAGTCCCTGGTCGAACCTTCAAGCGCAGGTCTTCTTCCTGAAGCTTGGCGGCTTTCTCTCGGCGGCGCTCGTCGCGCTGCTGCTGTGTCATCGCCATACACCACCTCCTTTAATCCGCTAGGCGGCATGTGAACATGCAGCTGCCGACGGCGCTGCTGCGTGAGCTTGTGGATGGGTCTCATGGGTGGCACACCTCAATGGGCGTTCTCTTCGTCAAGCCAGAAGGCATAACCACCAGTAGACGCTTGTTTCCGCGATACACGCCCCATGGCTGACCAGTGGACGTGGCCATGGCCGCCGCGTACTTAACGGCGGGCACTGGCAGGGAGATTGTGGCGATCATGGCTACGCTCCGGCGAGACAATGCAGCGGCGCGAAGGGAATATCGTCGTCGAAGCTGTCGTAGTCCGGCCCGTTGGTACCTTGCTGGCTCTGCTGGGGCGCCTGCTGTCGGGGCTGCTGGCGATTCTGCTGCTGCCGAGGTTGCTGCTGTTGCTGGTTGCCCTGCTGACCCTGTTGGGGAGGGCTGCCTGCGAACTTGATGATGATCACCCGCCCAGTGAGCTTCACGCCCTGCGAGCCATCTCCCTTGGTGTAGGTTTCGACGTGGGCATCGTCGATGGTGAAGTGCACTTGCTGTCCTTTGAGCAGGTAAGGCGCCATCGCCTCGGCCTGCTTGCCCCAGATAGTTGCGTCTACCCACTGGGTAGGGCGTTTCCCGTCTTGACCCTTGCGACCGTATTCACAGGCGATAGCCAGGTTGCAGACGGGGTCGCCGTTTGGCGTGAAGCGCAGTTCGGCGTCTCGACCGATGCGGCCGATGTCGGTAAGAGTAGGCATCGTGATTCCTTGAGTTATGCGGCCAGGCCGAGCACCTTGTGCATGCGCTCGTCGAGGATTTCATAGAAGGTTTTCACCCGTTCGGTGAGCTTGCGGATCATGGCTTCGTCGCGGTACACGCGTTTGACGAAGAGCGGCATGCCGGGCCAGTAGCTGATGAAGTCCAGCCACTCACGCTCGGAGACCCACAGGCCACCCTGGCACTGGGCTACGTGTTCCTTTGGAACCTCACCGGCCAGAATCACGCCGACCTGAAACTTGGGCAGCTTGGTCTTGATCTCGGTGAGGCCGTCGTCGCCGACCAGAGCGTCAGGCGAGTACCCGATGCCGTGGTTCAGGATGATCCCTACTGAACGAGTCTTGAGGCTTTCGCGATCCTCATACAGGTTGCGAGCAACACCCTCCAGCTCATGGCCGCGAATGGTTGCCTTGGTCTGGAAAGGGATCTCGGCGGCCTCTTCGGTGATGCGCTCACCGATCAGCTGATCCATGTAGGTGAAGGCCGCTACGCCGAAGCCCGCTTCACCCTTGCCGCTGACCAGCAGACAGTCCAGTTCGGAGCAGGTGATGATGCCCAGTCGCAGGGCCAGCCACTCCGGCGTGCCCTGTTCAATGTCAGTGATGATCTGCATTTTGCTTCTCCTGATCTGCAGCTTCGTGCTGCTTTACCGATTTGCTCAGCATGCCGAGCACCTGGTCGAACGCTGCTTTCTCAACCGCTGATGGAGTGCCATGGATATTGGCGAACGCAGCCTTGGCTTTTTCGCTGCAGCGTTCCAGCAGCATGGCTAGCTGGGCGGCCTGTACTGAGGTCACGCGCGGGGTTATGACCGCGCCGTTTCCGTCGTCGTCCTCACCGGTGGTGGTGAAGTTGAGCAGAGCACCGGCGGTGTAGCGCTTCCCGTAGCTCACGCTGGAGGCCACGGCCTGTACGCCGTTCTTGCTGCCGGTGGTGTCGGCCGGAAGGACCAAGGAGGTGGTTTCACGATGTCCGGCGCGGTGGCTCAGGACGCCTTCGACCTCAATGCCGCGCTCGTTGCGTGGAGTGCGGAAGGACAGGGCGAATCCATGCCGGGCAAGGACCGGCTTGATCATCTCGTTGATGTCTTCCCAGAGCGCGTAGGTGCTTTGGATACGGCCGTTCTTGTCCTTGATGCCTCCGCGCTCGCCGATAACCGGCAGTTCTTCCTGCATCGCGGCCAGGGCCTCGTCGAACTGCTGCTTGGCCTGTAGGGCCTGAATGTTTTGGTGCATGACCATCAGGCGTTCCATCTTGTCGATGTCTGCCGTTGGCGATATTGCGACCTGCTGGATGATCTGCAGGATGGTCACCGACTCGGCGGCGATCACTGGGGTGTTGGTCTGTTCGACCCGGGTGACTTGGCTCATGGCGACCTCAGTAGGAGATGGAAATGTTGGGGATCTGGCGCTTGGCGATCAGCGTCACCGCTTGCCGTGCGCATTCCTCGGTCATGCCGCCAGTGACGAAAGCGTCCAGTGCGGCGCGGTTGATCTTGGCTTTGTGCGCCTTGTCGCGTTCGCGGGCCTCTTGCTGGCGCAGGATCTCGGCGGCAGCAGCATCAGCGCGGCGGCGCTCGTCCTGGCGGGCCTGCTCGGCAGCCTCTTCGGCACGGCGGGCGGCGGCCTGGCGCTCTTGTTCTGCTCGCTGCTCAGCGGCAAGGCGGTCGGCTTCAGCCTGTGCTGCGGCGCGTTCGGCCTGCTCGGCCTGTAGCTTCAACTCAAGCTCCCGGCGGTCGGCGACTGCCTTGGCTTCCTGTTCTCGGCGTAGGGCGGCTTCGCGCTCAGCCTGGGCTTTCTGATCAGCTTCGATCCGGGCACGCTCAACAGCTTCCCGAGCGATGCGCTCTTCCCGGTCTTTCTGCTCGCGGGCTTCAGCCTCGGCGCGCAGACGGGCCAGCTCTGCCTGCTCAGCTTCGTACTGCTCTCTGGTAGCCAGGGCAGCGGTCAGCACCTTCAGCGCATCGTCCTTGGCACGGGCGGCTTCCGCCTCAAACTCTTCCCATGCCTCGCCCAGCTCAACGCCGGACAGCTCGGCGATCCGGCCTTTAAGCTGCTGTGCGTCCAAGGTGCCCAGTTCGACGGCCAGGCCCTTCATGCGAGTAATGGCGTCGGTGTGGCGGTCAATCCGGGCATCCTCTGCTGCCTGCCATTCGGTGAGCGGTCGGCGCACCTCTTCCTGCCAGGCATCCAGTGTGTCGCGCATCCGCTTGCGCTCGGCGTCGATCTTCTTCGGGATTTCCTTCAGCTCGGCGACCAAGTCTTTGCCGACGTTGTCGAGGGCAGTCTTGGACCGGGCAACCTTGTAGGCGATTGATGCGATAGCCTCACGACCTTTGCGGGTTGTGACGTCAGGCACGAAGGAGTCGATCTCTTCGCGGATCTTCTGCAGGTATGGGTCCAGGCCGTTGGCTACCTGGTACACCTGCAAGGCGGTTTCTTTCGGAGGCACGACGGCCAGTTCGGTTTGTGTGGACACGGGGATTCCTTGCCGCGAATCTCGCAGCGATTGAAGTGGAGGATTACTGAGTGATGGCGCTGGCTAGAGTGCTCAGCAGCATCCAGCCAGTGAAGAAGGAGAGGGCGAGGAAGCTTCCGCGCCAGTGGGCGATGCGGCGGGCGCGCTGTTCGGTGGTCACGCTGCGTCGTCCTCGCGTCGCTCAAAGCGATCCAAAGCAGAATCGGCTGCAAGCTCTTCGGCGCGGGCCCGTCCGTACTCGTTTGCCCAAGGTCGAATCAGGGCCTCCGCAACATCGTGCAGAGCTGTAGGGTGCCCACCTTTTGACTGGCCAAGCGCTTCGTACGCGAGATCGTAGGCTTTGCCGTGGACGCGGCGGCCATCTGCGATGATTTCGCAAATCATCTGCTCAATCGGGTACTCGCGGTTGTCGGTGAGCAGTGGAGCAATATGCTCTTGAGCACCAAGGTGTTCGGCCAGCGCCTCCCACAGCGATTGCGGGGTAACAAGAGCAACCGATTTGCCGAGCGGGCGCGGCGCTGTAACGTTCTGGCCGCAGATCAGCATGTTGATTGCATCGTGGAGCCAGTTCGGCCCCTCGGAGGTTTCCAGAAATTCAGTCATGGTCGCTTCTCCGCTTCAAGTCGACACGCCAGTGCGCAGGCTTCGTTATGGTCGCGGCGGAAGCCGATAACCTTTCCGGTCTGGCTATCCACCACATGGAAGAAATCGCGGCCTGCAGGCTTTACCTGGAGGCGGAACTTGATGACCGGCATAGCTCGGCCAACCTTCTTGTAGAACTCGGCAGTTGCGAGCACGGAGCGCTCATGAAGAGCGGCAACGATCTCGCGGCGAGCTTGAATGCGCTGGTGCATGGTCGCCTCCAGATGGTGGTGGGTTACTCGGCGGGTGGGGAAGGGAGGGGATGCCAGTGGGTGGGCTCGTCGTCTTCATAGAAGCCGCCATCCCAAGAGGCCCAGTGCGCGCCAGAGTCGTATTCGTCCTGGCCGAGATAGTCGCCTCGACTGTTGAATGCAGCTTCGGACTTGCTCCACTCGATCCAGGCGCCGACGGTTACTCGATCTCCTTTCCGCAGGATGATCTCGGTGCCATCGCGGGGCGCAGTGTCGATCGTCTGCCAATCGCTCATGGCTTCACCCGGGCGGCAAGCATGGCGTCGGCCAGCTCGTACGCAACTTGGGCAACCTCGTTGACCTGACGGCCCGAGGTGTCCGGGTGAGCGCAGATGCCTTGCAGGGCCTTCGCCGCGAAGTAGTCGCGGATGGTGATGCCGTGCGACGGGCCATGACCGGCATATTCGTTTGCTGCGACAGGGAAGGCTGATTGCTCTCCATCCTCGGCAGGTTGGCAGTCGATACAGATTCCCCCGTGCTGCTCATCTTCGGTTACGAATGTGCCGCAGCGCAGGCAATGCCCTGCGCCCGGTGCATCATGTGGCTGAAGGAAGTCCATTGATTGTCCTCGGCAACCGCATTGGCCAGATACCAGGCACGGGTGACCAAACCCAGCCGTGAGACTGGCCTGGCACCTGCCGATGCGGTCGATTTGAAGGGAAGTGGATGCGGGATGCATCGGGGTGTGATCTGGCCGGTGCTGATCTCCGGCTTGCGAACCATGCCGAGGTGAACGGCTTGCGCCTACCTCAATGCCAGTTATTACGACCCGGTACCGCGCGGGCATATGAAACTACTTAGCCGGTATCAATCGTTCGCGGAAACTGTTTGCTTTCAAACCTGCGCATCAGCCTGCGCTTCCAGATCACACTCCGATGCAGCCTGCGATGGGGAGCAGGGCATCGGGCCGTCTTTCCGGCTGTCATGCACCAGAGCCCGGCGGGCCGTGCAGCTGCGCATTACCGAGGATTGCGCAGCCTGATGAATCTCGCCTCGGTTGATTCGGTGATTTCCCGTATGGCCCTGTCGCCAAGGCCAGCCAGTGAAATCAGTGGAAAACGACAGCACCGCCGTCAGACGCAACCTCGAATGCAATCTTCCACTCTTGATACTTTTCCCAGAAGTAGCCTCCAACAGCCTCGGCTTTCTCAGCGAAATCCGCGTAGTCCTTTGCAAGCTTGGCGCTGACGACTGGCCCGATGGTGCCGTCGCAGTCTGAGAACAGGATCTGCTCATAAAACGGGCCTTCGCCCGCTCGGTTGGCGCCACCAAAATGAGGGAAGCGTTTCTCGTATTCGTCGCTCGGGCTTGCGTCCGGCGTGTAACCGGCAAGCTTCGCCAGTTCATCGCGCCATGCGCTGTAACGACCGTAGCCGGTGCTCAAGCCTGAGCCTTCCTCGCCGAGCTTGTAGGTCATGCCCTCTTTCAGGCCTTCGGCACGACCCGGAAAGTCTTTGTTGAAGTAGAAGTCCCGGTAGTTGTCGTAGTCGACCAGGTCACCGTGCTCGTCGCGTTCGGCGTCAGGCGCCTCGACCAGCTTGCTGAATGCAGAAACGTCCAAGCCCATTACTTGTTCCTCCGGTTGATTTCCCGGCAGCCACTCGTGGGAATGGCTGCGAGTGAAATCGTCATGCTGAGTACTCGTACCAGCTATTCAGCTCCTGCGTACCGTTGCTGTGGTTAAACTTCCAGATGAGTCGGTCAACGATCGCGCCGTCTCGAAAAATGCAGATGTTCTCCTCGATCTTTTCGCACCAGCCGATGAATTCACCGGTCGGCCTGGTCATGTGCTTTGCGCTCGCGAAGATGCGGCAGCCGCGCATGGGCTTAAAAAACCGCATCATGCGTACATCCTCACGGTGACGTAGCCATTGCTGGCCACGACATGCTCCCAGCGGTTGAAGTACACAATCCCTCCGAACCTATTGATTGCGGCCTGCTTGACCTGCTGCAGGACCGCTTCAATGCGTTCGCCGGAGTCAGGGATAGCAAGCCATTCCAGGCGCTTTCCGTTGCTGAGGTGGTTATCGATGTTGAACTGAGCCATGTCCCTGTCTCCCGGTTGATTTCCCGGATATCACTCAGCGAGTGGCATCTGGTGAAATCCCGGCCTCGCTACTGGCGACAGGCCGGGGTATTGCGTCAGCGATGTTTGGCCTGTTGCCCGCTGCTGATTGCAGGGCTGGCCGCTGTCTTCTGGGTGGGCGTCGAGCTTCCTCCCCGTGGCGTCAAACAGCATCTGTTCGCCGTGGATCGCAGGTCCCTACAACATGCACGCTGCAGCTCTGTTTGCCCGGCTTAATGGGGCAGGGTGCATGAGGTCCGGCGCCCCTCAATGCCGAAGCTCGGGGCGCTAATTCAAATCGGTGAATCTCCCTTCTTCCGCTGGGATTCGCGGGGCGCATTGCTTGCCAGGTCATTCACGCGGTTCAGGCATTTCGCCTTCGTCAGCCGTACAGGGTTCTCCCTGTCGTGGGCGGGCTATCTGACCCGTCTGACGCCGGTCGCCGGTAGAGGCAATGCGGTCTGTTGGTTTTTCGTTTGTTGCGCTGACTGTTAAAGAGCGGTTGGGCTTGAGGGCCTGTGCAGTCCATGTTGGGTGACTGCTATGGAGTGAAATTTAGCCTCAAGCTAAACTTGCGTCAATAGCTCAAAGCTAAATTATTTTCGCTGGGCGACAAAGTGCCCGCTGCGTAGAGGGATCGCCGCTTAGCCCATTTTTTTGGCTGGATGGCCTTTACCGGAGATTTAGCACTGAGCTATGATTTGCTTCGACCTGTACGGATATACAGTAATCGAGGTATTGCAATGAGCAAGAAGAAAAAGGACACGACGCAGCAAGAGCGCCAGGAACTGACCGGAGTTGAGCGCCTTGGATTGCGTGTATCAGCGATGATCAATTCGCCTATGGCGCAGCTTGGGAGGAGGGTGCTGATTCACCGTCTGGATACTGATAGCGACGAGGCGTGGGATACGGTTATGGAGTTGCTAGCCGAAACCGACGGCATTGAGATGACTTTCAACGATGACGGATCAGTGATTCTGCAATGGGAAAAGCAGAGCGAGGAGGATCTGGCGATTGAACAGTGCGATGCCGGGGTTGAAGAGGAGGAGGCGCCGTTCTAAAGGTATAAAAAAGCCCGTCGAGGCGGGCTTTTTCTGGATATGGCGCGGCTAACCCTCGGCGGGCTTCTCCTTCGGCTCTGGCTCCAAGGATTTCTTCATTGCGCTTGCGGTGGCTTGCGTAAGCCCCTTGTCAGGGCCAAATGCGGATTTCACGGCATCATCGGCGGCCACCATTTTTCTGACCTTGTCTGCGCTCTCTTCAACGGCCTGGATTTGCTTCTGAAGCACCTCGATTAATTCGTTACTGGCGCGCTTGTACCTTTTAAGAGCCCAGTCAAGTGCTATGGACGAGTCGGCATCGTCAAGTTCCTTTTTTGCTGCATCGCTAGACTCTCTAGCGTTGCTCTCATCCATGATAAGACGGGTGTCGACTTGAGCTGCACGCAGAATTGCCTTGCATTGCTCAATAAAAGCGATCGCCGTGTCGCGGCCAGATGGCACATGGTCCCAAGATCCCGCTTCAAGATCTGATATCGTTTTGTCTAGTGCTTCCATGGTCGAGGTGGCACGCTTGAAGTACTCAGCGAAGGTGATTCCGTCTTCCTTGCGAGCGTTTAACTGGCGTTCTGTCTGCGTAGCAGATAACTGGATAGCCTGGACCGCCGCAGTCGTTTCCAGGCCGCTTTGGTATTTGTTCCAGCCAAGCCATCCGCCACCGGCGATGAGAAGGGCAAGTACGCCCGCCACAACTGCTTTCATCCTTCAAGCTCTCCCTGTGAATTGAGCCGCCATCCTACCATCCTGGCCATGCACCATCATCTTGGCTGTAGCCCGTATGCATTGATGTCTAATTGATATCATTCCTATACAATCACCGACGGCCGGTACTCGGCTAAACCAATGACGGCAAAATAATAATGAGTGCTCGCAATGAAGATTCGGATGATGCTAGGGAGTGCCGCAATCGTGGCAATGGTGGGTCTTCAGGGGTGTGCGAGCATCCTCGGTGAGTCGAGGTACCCGGTAGCAGTTTCAAGCGCACCGGTCGGAGCTTCATTTGAGATCACTGACAAAAATGGCCAGCTTGTGCATTCGGGGAATACGCCAAGTACCGTGACGCTGAAGTCCGGGGAAAGCTACTTCTCAGGCCAAACCTATACCTTGCGCTTCAAGAAGGAAGGCTATCCAGATAAGACGATGGAGCTGGATTCAAGCGTAAGTGGCTGGTACTGGGGGAACATACTCTTTGGCGGCCTGATAGGTATGCTGATTGTTGATCCCAATACTGGCGCAATGTACAAGCTGCCTGAGTTCGTCTCCGCAGATATGGGCAAGCCAGTTGCGAGTGCGCATCCTACGGATCTGAGCATTGCATCTATCGATGCATTGACTCCCGCTCAACGTGAAATGTTGATTCCGCTCAACTGATTAATCATGTCTTTCCGGGCGGTTGAAGCAGAGCCGCCCACGCCATCACCAAGACAACAAAAAGCCCGCACTTGGCGGGCTCTCTGTGACGGGACGCTGATCCTTCGGCTGGCTGTACTTTAGCCTAGTGGCGGAGGATTACGAGACCGTTTCAATCTTCCGGGTCAGCCTCTTCCTCAGGCTTCCACCTAGCAATCAGGTCAGCCATCAGCTCGGCAATAGTGTCGGCATTGTCTGCCAGCACCTCAAGATGCTCACTGACTCGTTCATACGTTTCCGTAGAGCCGCGCTGATCGATCCAGATGCTGATTTCTTCAACGGCGCTGCCGAGAGCCATGATGTTCTGGTTGAGGCGGTAGAGAAGGGCGGGAGTTGGATCGTTTGGCATGGCGGTTCCTCCAGAGTGAAGGAAAGCGTAGCAGGCACAAAAAAGCCCGGCACTTGGCCAGGCTCTCTGTAGACGGGGCCAAATCCCTTTGGCTGAGCTCATTTTGTTCTGGTGGTGTGACGAGCGGATGACAGGGCAGCAAAAAGCCCGCCGAGGCGGGCCATTAGATGCTGTATGGTTACTGACCTGCCGCGTTGGTCAGCATCTTCACAACCTCATCGAATCGGTTGTTGATGATCCATGCAAATATCGCAGCGACAACAAATCCAGCTCCGCCGAGATAGGCCATGCGGCGCTTGATCGACGTCAAGTCGTTGTGCACCTCTTTGAGGTCAGCAGTCATAACATCCAGATCGCGACGGATGTATTCGACATGGGTTTCGAGTCTTGCAACACGCGCTTCCAAGTCAGATCCTCCTCCGTTGCCGCCAGTATGGTCGCGATCTGCTGACTTGTCACCAGCCTCAGGTAGGCTTCCAAACCTGAAAGGATGGACATTACTCATCGGCCTTCCCCTTTCCCTTCAGGTAGCTCCATACGTGACCAGAAGAATGCATGCGCGTATTTCCGCAAGAATTGCACGCCATCCAGAAGAACCAGTTGGTATGCCCTGGCTTCCGCACCAAATCCATGCAGATAATCGATGGCGCCCCATTCTCCTCTGGTATGGTCCATTCTTCGTGACCGCAGGATTCACATGCTTGTTAATTTCTTCGAAGCCCGCTCAATCCGCTCTGGCCTGCATCACCTGGCCGACCCTCATTCCGGCGTGGCAACAGGCGTCTTCGTACGGACAATTAGCCCCAGGTGCGCTTCCTCGGCATATCCGGTAAGCCTTTCCTCGCCATCCTGAAAGATGCGGCACATCCTCAGAACGGCTTGGGCATCAGCATCATTCCCGGCCAAGCTGATGCGCTCAGCGATCCGCTTCAGCTCAACCGCTGACCACTTCAGGTCAGACGCAAGGCCTTGGAGGTCGCGGCGTAGATCTTGGTTGGGCTTGGTGAGGGGCATAGCCAAAACCTCCGGCGCACTACTGCGCCATGATTTCCTTGTACCGTTTTTGGTACTCGTCATATGGCAGGTTCTGGTCGGTCAGCTTCTGCAACTGAATCTGCTTGTACTGGCTTTTCGATAGAGGTCCAGGAGTTACTGGCGCCGGGGCTGCATACGTAGAGGTTGCCCCTCCGACTGTGGAGCCGCTGCGGGTATAACTGCTTACCGTCCCATCCTGGCCAATCAACACTGAAACGCTCTCCACCTCTGTCCCGATGCCGGCGAAGCCAACGTAGGCATAGCCCCAGCCAAAGGCCTGAGTGCCATCAGAGTTCTGCGTTACCGATGTCGGTGGACCGAAACGCTCAATTACTTCGCTACTGGTTGTTCTGCCTTTGACGAGCTCATCAAGTTGGTACTGGCTTATTTTGGTCCCGCTAGAAGCGCAGCCAGAAAGCAAGAGGGCCATTGATAGGCCGAGAACCATCTTCTTCATAAAGTCCCTTTAAAAGAGTATTAGGGGCATGGATTCCCCAAAAAATGATCAGAACGATGCTTATACCAAGTGCGCGTTCCACACCAGCAGCACCCTGGCCTGGATGTAGGTCTCTTCCCTGCGAATCATTCGATCCTTGTGCTTAGGGTTGTCAGAGATCATCTCAAAATGATCCTCATCAGCGATCTGCAGCCGCTTGATGTAGTCGTGACCACCCCAAGAGAAGTAGTAGATCCCATCGCCAACGAACTCTCGGATGCTCACGTCAACGATCAAGGGGTCACGATTCTTGATCGTAGGCGCCATCGACTGACCCCACCCGGTAACCAGCTTGAGGTGGTAATGCTCGGTGAATTCAACGCCGAGCTCTCGTAGGTGCTTGGGGCTTACTCGCACATCCTGCAGCATCTCTGGATAGTCGTGGGCTAGCTGCCCGTCACCCATTGAGCCGCGAACATCGTAATGAGCGATCCACACCTCATCACCAACCAAACCAGGTCGGGAAAAGTCAGCTTTGGTAACGCCGGTATCGGCAGGCTCTTCCGCTGCGGCCAGCAGTCGCTGCCGGGTCTCCTCGGGTATGCCTTTCCCGCTTTTGGCGAGCATTTGCTTTACCAGATCGGCGGCCGATAGCTTGCCTTCGCCGACTTCGCCGCGAGGCTTCCCCGCTTCATCGCCGGTTGGTATCGAGTCAAACCAGCCTCTCGGCAAGCCCTCAATTCCCTCGATTCTCCGGGCCACATCGTCGCCCAGGTTCTTCGCTGTCTTGTCGGAAAGTATCTGGCTCAGATGCGCAGGAGCCATCCCCCAGCGCTCGGCGCAGGAGCCTTTCCTCTGGCTGCCGATCAGCTTCACCAGGTTGTGTTTGCGAATTTCGTAGATATCCATGGCGACAAGAATGCCAGCGTTTAGCTCACTGCTAAATGTGCGCAAAGCTAAATTGTCCTTGCTCATA